TCGAACAGCGAACAGGTCTGATGTATCTGCATTAAGTTCTTCAGCGTCATATGATTTGAGCGAATATTCAAACTGGTTTGGTGTGTACGCCATTAATCCTCACAGTTGAGAATGACACGCTTGATGAACGTGTTCGTGATTGTCAGTTGAGGTTTGACACCGAAACCTTTGGATGCGTTGTTTGGCCAGTACCGGTACATGCGATACCCGCCTGAGGTTGCGTTCGTTTCGGTCGAGGTTGCTGACACGACAGACGGCAACGTGCCGACAGGGACATCGACGACGCCGGTTGGAATGATGTTGCACGACACGGTGCTTGTTGACTCCGATATGGAGTATTCGATGAACACTTCTTTGACGCTAAACGGCTTGTTATGGAAATATTCGGAGAGTTCGACTGTCCCGGTCGGATTGACGGTGCAGGTGCTGTTTGTGCTGTAGTTGAAGTTGGCGTCCAGTTTTGTGGGACCGGGCACGTTTGTGTAGGTGCGGTAAATGCTGATCTGGTCGTTTGCTGGGTTGGTCATTACTGCTGTCAGCAAATACTCGTCGGGTGCTCCTGGCATCGATTTTGCTGGTGCGTACATCTTTGAAGCAGGTCTTGACAATGCAGATTCAGTAATCGTGAACACTTTTGATTTGGCGAACACTCCAGGTGTTGACTCGAAGTATGTGTATCCGCTTCGAAGCTGGACGGCGATACGCCCGTTGGGCATGGCAACTACTTTGCCTGGGTCTGCAATGTTGAATCCGTTTGATTGGAAGTCGTAGTCGCCGTAATCGAAGGATGCGACATGTTGGATGGATGCTCCGACCATGCGGTAGAGACGACCGTCGATTGAACCGTTGGAGCTGGATTCGTCAACATAAAAAAGGCTTCGGTTAACGATTGCCCCGTTTCTCATTCCAGCAGAAACATTCTCTCCTGGTGTCAATGTTTGAATAGTGACACCCGATCCGAGGACTCCGGTCAAGCTGAAGGTGCCGTCTTCACATATGGCGAGAAGATCGTCTGTTCGTGGGAACATGCTGACAATGTCTGAGTCAAACTCGTAATACTCGCCGGTTGTGAACGCACCGTATGCTGAGCCGTTCCAGACACCACTGTAATACATGCGATTATTTCCAAAGTACACAAGACGTTGTTTGTAGACAAGTATTTTTGCTGGGGAGTGACCGGATGGGATCGTGTAGACAAGAGCACTTGTCCCGGTTTTGGTCATGCTGTAGACGCTTCCGCCGGTTCCGCTTGCAAGCAGATAGTAGAAACGATTGTGAAGTTCAGAAAAAGCTGCCGAAGCAATACTTCCTGTCCCAGATGGTGTGTAGACGGTGAACGAGACAGGGAATGCTGTCCCGTTGTTATGCGTGTATTTGACAAACCTGCTGCCATTGGTGAAGAAATACCCGGTTTGGTTTTCGTAGAAATGGTCAACAATGTCGCCTTCTGCGCCGACTGTTTGAGTCCATGTTCCGACGAGCCGTGTGCCACCAGGGATCAGTTCGCCGTTGGCGTTCGCCATAACGTCGGCACCACTCCAAGTGTTTTTGGGCTGGTTGGCAGGACGGAAACCCATGTACTGCCCGCCGGAGAAATCATCGTATACGACTTGAAATGTTGCCATGTGTCAGACCCAGGTTGCGTAATCTCGACGGCGACCGAACTTGATGCGCTTGCGGATCACCGACCGGTTGTCGTTTGCCATTGTTCTCAAATACGAGCCGTACTCCTGCAGGTAGAGGGCAGCTCGAGGTTCATCCTGCCGTCGTGCAGCGCACAGATATGAGGCGTACGAGACAATGGCGTAATGGTAAGGGACGGGCATGATCGGGGATGCCGAGTCAGAGGCGAGGGTTGGCTCGAACCGGAAGTAGTAGAGGGTTGCTGTCGGGACAGTCGACGGCACCGGTGTCAGCTGAGCCTCAAGTCCGTAGATCAGCCAGCCGTAGGTGGCGTTGTCTGCGAGCGGATCAAGGACGGTATCGAGCGGGAGCAGCTCTGCCGGGTAACTGTTCACGACGAGCTGGTTGGCTCTCATGAAGTCAGCCGGGAGCGACGCTTTTCCGGTGCTGGTGGAGAATGTCAGGGAGGCCGTGGTTGCCAGCCAATACCAGTCTTTTTCAATGCTGATGCGCTTCATGGCATCGTCGATAGCGGTGTTCACGATGGTGTTGGTGATGAGGCCGTCAAGGCTGTTGCCCGACCCGTCGGAACGGATCGCGAGACGGTCTTTGACAGCGTTGCGGAGTTCGAGACGGTTCATCAGACCACCATCACCGAATACGACTGCGGGTCAGCGGAGATCAGTTTGACGACCGACTGGGAGCCGTCGAACGGCACCTGGATGGTGATACCGGGTGCGATAGCGAACGTGTTGTCTCCAGCTGCGACCGGGTCGGCGGTCGTGTCCAGAGTGTCCCCGATAGAGAAATAGATCGGGGTGCCGGAAACGCTTCGGTTGCTCACCAGAATGTATGAGGCCGGTTGGGTCAGGTTGACGGTGTCGACGACGGAACCAACCAGAGTGGAATGCTTCGCATAATGGACGTAATAGTTCGCCATCATTTGCCTTTCTGGTTCATGGAGTGCTGGCGTCGGTTGGAGCCTTCCATATGGCCGATGTCCCGGACGAGCGCCCAATGCAGTTTGTCAGCCAACTCTAGCCTTTTATCACGTTCTGCGGTTTCATGTGCGTCACGGATCGCACGGTTCCGTTTCATGATGTCTTCGGCAAGCTGCTTGCCTTTCTGCCAGTCACCCTCAATCAGTTTCGTGATGAGCGTATGGTCGCACCGATAGTGGGAGCAGGCGACATACGGGGTGCCGGTAGCGTCGACCATCCACACCTCAAACCGGTGAGCGATGGGGTTCCACATGAGAGAGGCGTTCGGGTCGCCCCGCCAGCCTGACTCGTCGCCTTTCTGGATGCGGGTAGCGATGTCGTACACGTCGAAAGCGACTTCAGCCATCTGGCTTCCACCGTCGACGTTGCCCATCAGATCTGCTGCTCGAATCATGCGTGCAGTATAAACAAAAGGGCCGCCCCCCGTATGGAGGACGGCCCTTCTGTAGGGGGAACCTTGTCGCTATGCGCCGGTTGCTCGGAAGCGTACCACAACAGCCGAACAGTCGGTTGTGCTGGGAACCTGAGCCAACGCTGCACCATCGGTCGTGGTGTCAACCCAGAACAGCTTGATCTTCGGAGCCGAAGTCGAACCGTCCCAAGCGGGCACGAAACCGTCAGTGGTCAGACACTCAAGCCAGTCCAGACGGTTCACACCGAGGTCGGCGAGGCTCACAGCCTCGCCTCCCGTCGGGTATGAAGCGTCGAACGTGACCGTGCCATGCACAACCTTCCGGTTGCCGGGGACCTCAGGTCCCCATGTGACTGTCACTGATGCCGCCATATCAGATGCTCACCTCGGTGAGATCCTTGACGACGAAGTGGGCGTTGCGCTGCTTGCAGGCGAGCTCGCCGTACATGTACAGCGTGGCTTCGTATGCGTCGATGTCCGGCTTGCGGTTCATCACAGCACCGTCAAGATCCATGAACTGGAATCCGTCGCCAACCTGGTGGAAGACGAGCACCTCGGGGTTGATGCCGTACAGCCGGTTGTTCGGGCAGTCGAAGTCGGCGTAGAGAACCGTGGGGGACTCGTCGCCCTTTCCGCTGACCGACGGGCTGTAGAACTGGATACCTGCGTACCCGCCCTTGAGCTGCGTCTGCTCCATGTTGCGCTTCAACGAGAGCAACAGGTTGCTGATGGCCAGGTTCACACCTTCAGCCGACACCAACAGGCTGGGCTTCTTGCCCGAGTTGGTGAGGGTCTTCATGATGGAACCGGTGATGAGGGTTTCCGTGACGGAACGGTTCGTGCCACCGTTCGCGTTGACGTACGCCTTCCACTTCGGCTGGGTCGAAGGGTTGATGGTGTGGAGGACAGCCGAGTCGTCGACGATGGTCTGAAGACCGGTCAACTCGACCTGGCCGTCACCGGGCTGACCGGTGTTGGACGATGCTCCACCGGCACCCGAACGGAACACGAAATGCGACGAGGTCGTCGAAATCGCTGCACCCGAGATGCTGATGGTCTTGTTCGTCTCGTCGACGGCGGTGACCGTACGGGCCGAAGCAATGGTTGCCGGGCTTGCCACGGTTCCGATGTCGACAACCATGCCACCGTCGAAGAACAACTGGCGAAGGGCGGTTGAGCCGGTCGTGGAGGCGAGAACAACGGTCGTTGCTGTCGTCGTCGTACCGCACTGGGCGATGACACCATTCGAGGTGCCCCACAGCTGACGGTTGACGTCCTTCATGGCGTCGTTCTTGATACCTTCCATTTCGGCGTCGAGAGCGTCGATGAACGCACCACGATCCGTCACAGCCTGCTTGATGGTCGGGCCGGAAAGCTGGATGCGTCCGTAGATGTAGCGGACCGGGACCGGGACAGTCGCGAACGACTGGTTTCCGGCGGTCGGGAGTGTGCCAGCTTCTGCGCGAGCACCGACACCGGACGAGCGTCCGAGGTGGACTGCGTGCCGGGCGATACGACCCTGGACGGTGTCCTTGCGCTGCTCAATCTGCGAGAGAAGAAAGTTGGCGTTGTTGAGGTTGTCGAGGTATTCCTTGTAGTCATCCTTCAGGATGGCATCGACTGTGGAAAGTGTTGCGGGCATGATGGGCCTTTCGAGAGTTGTTTCGGATGGTCTGGTCGCTCGTCAATTCGCTGTGCCGTCCGGCGTTGCTCGGTCCATCGTCCGATGGTGACTTGCTATTTGTGTGGATCATCCAATCCGAGAGGCATCATACACAACATGTTGTGGTTCGTGTCAAGGAAGGTCGTCCCCGACCCCCGGAGAGGGAGTACAGGAGTCGGGGACGATGACCGGTTACAGGCCGTTCTGCTCCAAACGTGCCATTGCCCGTTCACGGGGACTCATGGACTGTCCGTTCGGGCTGACCGCCGGAGAGCCGTTGATAATCGGTGTGCCCATCTGGGTCGCTGCACCGGCTCGACGGGCTGCGATTGTCTGTGCCTGCGTGAGAACCTGATCTTCCAGTTCACGAATGGCTGCGGATAGGTCAAGGTCGGATCGTTTGGAGGCTGAGACGATGGCCGCCGTCGCCAGAGGGGTATTCGGGTCATACCCATGCTGAACCAGCGTGTCTTCGATCTGCCGTTCATACTGCTGTTGAACCTGCTGCTGCTGGTACGCCTGGAGTCGCTGCTCGACGAGCTGTTCGACCTGCTGGGGCGACAGACCGGCCTGCTGAGCCTCTTGAACAGCCTGATTGGTGACAGCCTGTTGCTGGGCCGGGGACAGATAATCGTTCCATCTTTCACCGGCGAGCGTCTTGGCATTGTCGATCATCCAACGGGTAGCGGTTTCGGTGTCGCCTGAAGCGTATGCAGAAATGAAATCCTGGATCGCTTTGGCGTCATCGGGGTGCATGTTGTTGAACGTCTGCGCGATCGGCTTGTATCGTTCCCGCTCTTTGATGCGATCCTGAACTTCGGCTCGGTATCGCTGTTCCCAGTCGACTGATTGTGTGCTGGCAGGGTCAGTTGCCAAACCTTCGGCTTCGACCGCATCCACGGCTGCTTCGGGGGCGAAATCTGTCATTGTGCTGGCATCTCCTGGTTAAAGGCCGGTTGCCCGGTTGCTGGTGGGGGGACCATCGAGCCGGGGGCTTCGTTGGCTTGCGGGAGCATTTCTGATCCCGGCATCTGCTGTTGCATCTGGAGCTGCTGGGCAGCTTCTTGTGCGGCGATTGTCTGGTGCGCCTGGACGTGCAAGTCGATTGCCTGACGAACCTCAGCGGTTGCCATCTCGTAAGCAGGAGTTTTGCGTTCCTTGTTGTGCTGGGCGATATGGCGGGCGTGATCGTCGAACTCGGCTGGCATCACCGGGATTGCCTGCATGAGTAGACCGTTCTCCCATTCAGCCTTGGCGACATCCGGGTCCTGGGTGGCGAGGAAACCCTTCGGGTCGGGCAGATCAAGCATTCGGGACAACGCCATCGGGTCGATGTTTTGGAACGCCTGCGGGAATCTGTCAGCCAGGCTTGTGATAACAGATTGGGTGGCGATCTTCGACCTCGGTGCGGTGGCATCCAACGGGACTTTCACCTGCGGGAATTCGTCGATGTCTTCAGCCGTCCAGGAGAACTGCAATGTCTTGCCGTCGGGGGTGGTGAGGGTTTCGGTGCGAACCATGCCGGACTGCTCAGCGTTTGCCCGGTACAGCTGCAACACCATCTGGCCGATGCGACCCCACATCTGCGACTGGTTGCGTGCCATCGGGCCGAGCGGGGTGTCGTCCTTTTCAGCGAGAAGGGACAATGCCAGGCCGGAGTTGCGGTCGCCGGGAGCCTGACCTCGAGTGACCGCATGGGTGAAGAAGATGTCGTCCATCTCCGATTCCAGCTGTGCGGCCTCGCCGGAGATCCAGCGGGGCACATCGGGTGCTGTCTGCCAATGCGGTTCGCCCAGCTCGGCGTTGTACTCGAGTGTATCTGCCGGGTCGGTAGTGATCGTGTCAGCATCCTCAATGGAGCCTGCCGGGATCATGAGTCGAGCGTTAGCAGCTTTTCGCATGTGCTCCAGGATGGTGGAACGTGCCCGGTTGTAGGCGTACTGGATGTCTCGAGCGGGGGTCAGGAGCGTGTTGCCGACCCAGGTGCGCGGGATGCGACGCTGAACGGACAGCGACAGGTTGAGTGTCTGGAACGGGAACGGCCAGCCTTCCCCGTCAGCGTAGGCGTACACTTGCTTATTGTTGACGACATGGACGACACAGCCGGGGGTGGTGCGTGTCGGACGCTCGTAGTAGCAGTAGACGAGCGTGAGGCGAGGAGGCTGACCTTGCGGACGGCGGGACAGCAGGGTGCGATGGCGGGACGACAGGACGGCCTCGGCGTCAGGCACCGGGTCCCAGTCAAGGTTGTACTGCTCTTTGACCTGCTCAGGTGGGAGAGCGACGCATTTGATCCAGTAACGGGCGTCGCTGATGGATGCGGAGCCTGGCTCCAAACAGAATTCGCTGATGCCGAGCGGGGTCAGCTTGACGCCACCGGCAGGGATAGGGACTGCGGTGACGGGGTCGACGGCGATGGTCGGGCCGAGGTTCGGGTCCCATTCAACCGAAATGGCAGCTACGCCACCGTACAGAGTCTGGAGAAGGTTCTCCTCACGGATTTCTTCCCACATGTTGTGGTGCGCTTCGGATAGCAGGAGCTGCTCTTGGAGGCGCTGACGTCGAAGGCTGGCGTCGTCGATACCGGTCGGTTCCACTTCCCACAGGAGCGGGGAGCGGGTCATTCGGGCGATCAGGTTCGTGGTTCGAGGTCCAAACTTGTCGACGGTGATACGGGTATAGCGTTCCGCTTCGGTCGCATAGTCGAGTTCCTGGACGATGTTGCGTGTCTGATCCCACCAAACCCACTGATGCCCGCCGTTGTAGGAGGCGTTCATCCAATAGTCACGACGCTCTTTCAGGAGATACTGGTCAGCCTTATTCCAGAGTGTGATGACTTGATCTGGTTTGGGTGGGTTCCAATTCATGGGCCGACTGCCTCAGTAGGGTTGTGCCATGCGGCGCGTACATTTTGAGATTCTGTTTCTTGTTTTTTTGGTTTTGTTCGCCTGGTGGACTCGGTCGCTATTGTGACCGCAGGGTTCTTGCTGAGGAGCAGATTAGTCAATCTGCGGTTCTCGCGCAGGAGTACCACGATAACGGCTGTCAGCGCAACGATTGCGAGGATGGAGGGGATCACAAGTCCCCCACGAAGTCGGTGTCGATCTTCGGCTTCGGCTTGGCTTTGGCCGTAGTCGGCTCGGAGGTTTCCTCCCGACGAGGACGCCCGCGCTTGCGGACAAGGGGTGAATCCGGCTCAGACCGTGCGGTGTCTGGCGCAGGAGCGTCCCCGTCGTTCGGAGGTGTGGAGCCTGCCTTCTCCACGGTAGGAGATTCTATACCGTGGACGGCCCCAGCGATCAAATTGAGTTTCTGTTCCAGCTCGTTTGCTCGGTTCGTTTGATATTCGGCGTCGGTCTGTGCGGAGCGGAGCGCACCAGCCGAGACGAGCTCCAAACCTCGATGCTGGGCGCACATGCGTCCGATCTCAACGGCGCAGTCGGCGCACAGGTACAGGCGTGTGGTGGCTGACGGGTTGACATCCTCCGGGGAGTTGTGTCCGTCCAAGTCAAGTTCCATGTCGATGATCGGCTTCGCGACCCCTCGGCACACCCAACAGCAACCTGGCAGATAGTTGTAGTTGTCGACCAGTCTCATTCACCATCTCCGTTTCTTCGCTGATTTGTCCAGCTTTTCCATGAACTTCTGCACCTTACCTTCTGCACCTTCCCGATATTGCTTGCTGCGCCTACTGATTTCAAGGTAGGGGCGGGTGGCGAGCAGATAGCGGAGGGCGTCCACAGCGTGGTCTTCATCGTTGGTGTCGATGTCCTCGATCTTGCCTTTGTCGTGGCGCATCGCTGGGAGGGTGCGGAGGAGGTTTTCGCAGGTGGAGAAGATCTTCAGTTTCGGTTCGCCGGTCTCCATGTTGACCTGCATGTATCGCCGGATGTTCTGCCAGCCTGCGATACGGGCGTTCTTCGCTCGGGTGACAGGAACGCCGACCTGGTTGTACACGCCGGAAACGGTTTGCCCCATGCCGGACGTGTTGTTGTAGGTGGACGGGTCGATGGCGGTGGCGGTGACGTGCTCGGGTTTTCCGTTGGTCAGGACAGATAGGGCTTTCACCTGTTGGGCTTGCTGAGCTGCGGTCAGGTTCTTCTCGTAGGTTTCCCGGTAGACGTAGCAGATGCCGGTTGCCGGGTCCCACGCTCCCCACAGACAGCAGTACGGGTTGGCTGTACCGAAGTCGATGCCCCGGTAGCGAGGCCATTCGGGTGGGATTTCGAATGGGTGGACAACGTGGATATCCCGTTTGAATTCCGTAAAGTACTGGCCTGTGAATGTGTCCCAGTCTCCTAACAGTTTCTGTTTTCGCTCGGTTTCGGGGAGCATCGACAGATGCTTGCGGTAGGTGGGGTCGATGTGCGGGTTGTCGTCGACGGTGGACGGGACGAAAGCGACGACCAAATGATCTTCGGGGTCGTGGGGGATGTCCATGTGTTCGATGTCAGCCGGATCTTCCGGTATCTCGACACGTCGAACAATGTCGGGGTTTTCGAATCCGTCTCGCACGTCGTAGACGACGGCGTACCGTCCGTGGGCGGTCGGCTGGACGAGCATCTTGTACAGGAACGTGTGCCCCTGGTCGCCAGGGTTGGTGGCGAACATGACATGGGTGCGGACGCCGAGCTTCACCATTTTGCGTGAGGTTCGGAGTCGACCGGAGATCATCAGCATCTGGTATGGGGTAAATTGAGTTGCCTCATCAAAGCCGATGAAGTCGTACTCTGCGGACATGTATTGACCGACATCTTCGTCTCGTCCGCAGAACCCGTACTCGATGACGGAGCCGTTCGCATACCACCAGGCTTTGACGTTGTCGATGGAGCGCAGCTGGGCGTCGACGTTCAGTTGGGCGTAGCGCACCTGGGATCGAATAATCAGCGATCGTCGTAGTTCAGGTAACGCTGTTCGTACGAGGAGGGTGCGATGGCCGGGATATTTCACTGACAGCTCGTGGGCGTGATAGGCGAGCAGTTCCGACTTGCCTCCACCTGCTGCTCCTCCATAGAGCAGCCAATCGGTTTTTTTGACGAGAGCGTGTGCTGTTTCCTGGCGTTTATTGCCGGTGAGTCGCCATGCGGACATGTCCGCTTCGAGGAGCTTCAGGTATTCATCCTGCTCGGACAGGGTGAGCTGCACGAATTCGTCGTCGGAAAGGAAGTTCATTGAAACAGTTTCTGTTCGGTGAGTGTGATGGCGAGGCTTCCTGATCCGGGGAACAGGTCGTCGATTGTGTCTGTGGCCGGGTCGTAGAGGAGGAGGTCGAGGACCCATCGGTTGAATGAGTGTGGTTTTGCTCCGGCGACTATTTTCCCGGTTTCCATGGGGGAGATGCAATGATCTCGCACCATAGGGCGTTTCGGGTCTTTTTTGACGGTGCGCCAGATGACTGGTTCCCATGTCCATTGGGTGGAGGTGGGTCGGATTTGATGCCAGGTTTTGCACCATGCGCCGATCCTGATGTCTTCTGGGCAGGATGGGAGTATCCACGGGAGGTCTTTGGAGTTGCATGAATACGCCCATCCGTCGGGGTATTCGCTGCAGAGTTTTTCGATCAGCTCAATGTGGGTTTGTTTGTTGTCCCAGTCTCCGGCGTCGGGATGATGTTTGCCGTAGATCTCTTTTGCTCGCCCATAGTAGGGCGGGTCGGCGTAAGCGAATTTCATAGGAGTTTCCCGAGATGTTCGGCAACCCAGCGTGCAACGGGTGTGGCGACCCCGTTTCCGCATTGCTTATATCGGTGGGAGTCTGCCTGTTCGGTCCCGTCTGCTTTCCAGCGGGTGTGGTCGTCTGGCCAGCCCATGAGGCGTTCGCATTCGATGGGTGTGAGACGGCGTACCGCATAACTGTTTTCTGCGATCATGGGGGTGTTTCCACCGCCGGTTCCCATTTTGGCGGGGAGTGTGTGGCTGACGCCTTTTCCGACTCGAGGTCCGTCCCGATACGAGTTTTCGAAGACGACAGGCTGGGCGACTGATTGTGCGCCGGTTGTGTCCAGTGTGTACGACGGGTCGCCTTCTTCCCCGACTCCAAACCCGTTCTGCCGTTTTTCTATTTCCCGTCCGTCTTGGATCGGTATGGCTTGGGCGATGAACAGTTGTGCGTGGTGCGACTGTGGGGATGGGCGCAAAGCGTTCAAAGCAAGCGATGTGTCGGCTTCGGTAGCTGAAAACGTGTTTGCTTTGGCGTCTTCTCGGATGCTGTAGGCGATTGCTGGCGGGGAGGATATCCCGACCCCTGATCCGACTTTGACGGGTGGGGAAATGTTTTCGTGCACCCCGGCGTAGCTGCCGAACTGGGAGTCGAACGAAAGCAACTGGTCTTCGTCTACTTGCTGTTTGACACCGCTGAGAGTGCTTTGTCCAGCATGTCGGGCAGTTGTTTGCCTCGGCGGGCTGCCCTGCGGAGGATTCCATCCGCTGCGCGGGGCGACAGGCAATATTTGCTGTCCACCTCGTCCGGCAATTGCAGGATCGAAGACAGCAGTGAGAAAGACTCTGCGCCGTCGTTGGGGCACTCCGAACCAGCGTGCATCCAGGAGATGCCATTCTTGCTCCAATGCCCCGATGTTTCCCAGCGTTTCGATGACCGCTTGGAAGTCGTCGCCTTTGTTGGAGGTGAGTGCTCCGGCGACGTTTTCCCAAACAACGATTCTTGGGTACTGGTTTCTTGTTGCATCCCTCATCTCCTTGATTATTCGTACTGCTTGAAAGAACAGGTTGGATCGGTCGCCGTCGAGGCCGGCTCGTTTCCCGGCGACAGACAGATCTTGGCATGGTGAACCGAAAATGATGCAGTCGACCGGCTCCAGCTTGGTTCCGTCGACATCGCACACATCTTCGTATTTCGGTATCTCAGGCCAGTGGAATTGGAGGATCTGCTGGCAGTTTTTGTCCCATTCGACCTGCCAGAGGCATTCCCAGCCTGCTTGCTCAAAGCCCATGTCGAACCCGCCGACACCGGCAAATAGTGATCCAAATGTGGTCATTGTTCCCCTTCAAGTATCCGCACGATGAAGAAGTGAGGATCAAAGTGTTCCTCTGTGTACATGAGTTCTTCTTCGTTGTCTGTGAGGGGGATGTCATGCGGGTAGCAGTGCATGTGTGTGCACCAGCCTTTACGAATTCCTTTGTTGAGCCATTGCTCAAAGGAGTTTCGCCCCATAACGATCCCTTCTCTCGGATCGAAGTGTAGCAGTATCAGCCTGATCCGTCACCAATAGCACGCAAGCCGGCCTCGACACGCTGTTTGGCTTCGGCTCGGAGCTCCTCGAGGCGGGACAGGCGGTCTTCTGGGGAGCCGACACGCTGTTCGTTGATGGTGGTGGCCTGACCCATTTCCAAACGGAGGATGTCGTACCAGATTTTCGCGACTTTGGTGGCTTCTTCAGCTGATTTGATTTCCCATTCGTTGGAGACGAGCCGGAGGCCGAGGTCGACGATAATGGATTGCGCCAGTTTGGGGAGGATTTCCCGGCTCGCGACACCTTGGGCGAGCAGATCCTCGCCGAGAACCTTCAGTTGGGCGGCCCGTTGCTGGCGTTCCTCCCTGGTGAGGGTCTTTTGGACTCGTTCTTCCTCCACATCGGCAGCTCTTTTGGCTCTTTTTGCTACCTGAACCTCTTTTTTGCTGACAACAGTGATCGTGTCGAGGTCTTCGACCGGTTTGGTGGGAGTTTTGGGGCGCGGTTTGCGTCCTTTGATGCCTTCGACGATGTCTCGGGCGTCATCACCGACTTTCTTCATGGTTATTCACCCATTCCCGGTATGCCTGTTCGGCGTCCTGACGGCATTTGTCGTCTCCGCAGTGGATCGCATGGAATAACGCTTCTGCGATGTCTGCCAGCCGGTCGATGTCGGTGCTCACAGCTCGATGTCTCCGCTCAGGATGTCGTGTTCGGTCGCCCAGATTTGCATGGAGAGGCTTGCTGTGGAGGCAGCTGCGAGCATTTCGACGGTTGTGAACGTGCCGACATCATGTGCTTTCTCTGCGAGCTGGAGGACATGGGCTGCTCCGATGAACGCGGCTTTGCACAGTTCCGGTGTGGGGGTGAGTCCGGCTGCTTCGAGAGCGAACGCTGCTTGTGCGACAAGCTGATCGTTGCCGAGGCGGGTGACGGTGGACATCAGGTCATCAACTGCGCTCATCATCAACCTCAATGTTGTTGCGCTCCAGGAAGATCACGAGTGTTTCGACATCACGGACGACCGGATCACCGTCAGGCCAGACGGAAGCCCCGTCGAATTCTTCGATAGTGAACCGACCGTAGTCGTATTTGAGGGTGCGGACACCAAGTGAAATCATGGCCTCTCCAGAAAATGTTGTGGTGATACATGACATTATCAGTCGGGGGGGTGTATCATGCGATCCTGTAAGGCCAGCGTTCACGTCGGGATGACGCAGCGCAGACGGCTCACTGGGCGTTCATCGGTTGCACGATGCGGGCTGACACACGGGAACGTGGGTAGATCTCTCATGCCCAGACGCATAGATCCTCCGAACGGTTGGGCAGGAAGATGAGAGAGGCACGGGACCGTGAGGCCGCAACTAACAACGAGTGGACATCGAGAAGGTCCGGAACTTCGTACGGCGTAGGGCTGCGAAGGGGAGGGCATTGGCTATGCCCGTAGGGGATAGGCGAAGCACACACACAACCAGGTCTGAACAAACACCTAGATAGCAACCGAGCGAAGCGAGGGCGGTAGCCCAACGAGGAGCTTGCGACGAGGCGGGAGAAACCAAGCTCTCGAAGCAACCCGCTTCACTAGCTGCCAGCAACTCGAGATGCCCTAAAAGCCCCCACACCAGCAAACACTCCCAAACGCCGACCCCAAACCCTACCAACCGCCCAACACCCCCTCGAAAAACCCAAAAAATACGGGCGCACGGATAGAAATAGGTGGGTGGGGACCCCTCCCGGGGGCGGGGGGTGGGCAGGGTGCGGTGCGGCCCGAGCTCGTGCAGTGGTGGCAGAGCTTGCAGTGTGCAGCTAATCACCTCGTCGATGGTGGGGCACAGGGTTCGGAGGGTGACGGGCAACGGGTGCGGGGCTCCTCTCCTCCCGACCTTCCACACTCACGCTGGCAATGGGGGACGATGCCTCCCGGCGGGGCACGACTTCGGACTGCCGTCCTCGTCGTAGCGTGCGAACCGACGGGGCGAACCTGCATCGCACGGGTGCTCGGATGCTTTCAAGGCTCCTCGATTTTGGTCGGCAGGGTGTCGGGCGTGGGGTTAGTGGTCGGATACGATGGGGGTGCGCTCTCCGAGTGGGGGGTGTCCGACGTGCGGTCGGTTGATTGGTTAGGGGTTGTCATGGCTCGGTTGATTGGGTACTGGGATGAGGAGTGGCGCGCGCATTGCACGGGGTGCATGTCGGGCGATGAGTGTTCAGGGTGTATTTACGATGACGACGTGTCTTCGGAGTTGCAGCAAATGCTCTCCGAGTTCGGGTTGGGTTGTGTTGTGTGTGGTTCGCTTATCTGGGATCGTGATTCGATTGTGCGGACGTTGTTGGGCTGGGAGACGCTCGTCGATGCGGTCGAATGTGAGGCCCGAAGTCTCGCCGAGTGGGCGGAGGCGTTGCGGTTCGGTCGTGCTGGTAACGGTTCGGTCGAATGGGCGTCGGCGATGCTTGACGCATTGGAGACGGAGGGCAACGCGATTCGTGAGGCGTTCCGTCGGTACATTGACGAGATGGGGGGCGAGTCGTGAGTGTTCCTCGTTTCGTTGATGTGTGCTACGGGTGCCAGGGTCGTTACGGTCGGATGAGTGCCGATGTGTGGGCTCGTCGTGTTGATTCGTGCGGGTGTTTGGTGCTCGGTTCGGATTTGGGAGCCTGCTCGAATTGCACGGAACGCGTCCGATTCTTTCAAGCGCACACGTTCGATTACTCGGCGGGTGTGGTGCATCACGATGACTGTGCACGTCTTGAACCGGTGCGGGGTGTGTTGTGAAGGTGTCGCGTGTGCGTGTGACGTCGTATCTTGGTCGTGCGTGCACGACGTGGGTCGTCAATCGTTCGGGTCGACGTGGTATCGGCGAGCGTGTCGTGGTGTTCATGTGGCACGACTCCGGTGATATCGACCTTCGGCATTGTCGCGGTGATGGTCGTATTTCGTCGTTTGTGATCTACGAGGAGCGCACGCTACGAGCGGGAACCGATGCGGTTTTGTATGTCAACGAGATTGCGGGTGGAATGCTCAACGGGTGAATGGTTGACCCTCGCACGGTCGGCGTGCGTTGTCGGGTTCGATTCCCGGCGGGGGTGCTCTCGCCTATAGGGGGCGAGTATCGAAAGGGGTAGCAATGAGTGCAGAAGTGTCTACGGGTGTCCGGTTCGCCGGTCGATCGTGGGAGCCGGATTTTCATATCGCGCACTACGTCGATGGTGTGGTGTTGTGTCTTGATTGTGCGGTGGCATGCCATAAGTGCGGTGACCTTCAGGAGGGTGTGCCGGTGTTGGTGCGGGAACTCTCCGAGTCTGATGAGGGCGCGGTAGGTGTTGCTCATCCGGAGCAGTGGCAGTGTGAAGGGTGCGCCGGTTCGCTCTTCGATCATTTTGTGAATGGGCTCGAACTCGTCACGGAAGATTTCTCCGGCGAGTCTGAACTACTCGGGGGGTGTGCGCTCGTGTCTGATCTGTGTTACCGGTTGGGTTTGGATGTGTTGGTGCATTCTCGTGAGGGTTACGGCATTGACGAATCGACCCTGTCGGTTGGTGACGGTGTAGCGAACATGTGGCACGAGACGTTCACGGGCACGACGGACGAGGGTCGGTCGGTGTCGTCGTTGTCGTTGGCGTTGTTGCGTCTTGCGGTCACGGTGCACTGTGCGGACA